ACACAGCCTTCCCCGGATAAAACACAAAAAAATCCGAACCCTGTGAAGAGTTCGGATTTGAACTATGTGGCTCCCCAGCGCAGAGGGAGCACAATCCGCTGAGGAGCTATCTGACACGGCTGATAGCGGTATATCAACGCTTTTGCCGTCCTTGTCCTTGAAAATGACCGTGAGCTTGTCGTCGTAAACATACACCTTTGATATCATGATGTCGGCGATAGATTTCTTGCCCTCGGTGGTGTTGATATCGGTTGCGAGGATATCATCTATAAACACAGTGATCTTCTCAACTGATGGCACATTATCGGTCATTGCCTGAGACAATCGGAGGGCGGAGCTGAGCTGCTCCTTGCGCTCTTCCAGCTCCCTGACTTTATCATAAAGCAGCTGATTTCCGCCTGTCTGAGCTATGGCATTCACCACGTTCTCGGCCTGCTTAGTGCATTCGGTCAGCTCCTTTTCCAGCTCATCGGGCGCATACTCATTTCTGACCGTCTGCAAATACATCTGACAAATGGTCTCGGCGGTCTCCGCCTTGTCCATCTGCTCAAACGCCGACCGTGCTGCTCTGCACACCTCGTCCTCTATCAGATATTTATTTTCCAGCTTCTTGTGGCAGCCTGACTTTTTCTGCACGCCGTTACAGCGGTAATAATAGTGTTTGACACCGTTGCGTCCTGTGCCTGACAGCCCGCTCATAGGCTCTCCGCAATGACCGCAGTATAATTTACCCGACAAATAATAGTCGGCTTTGGCGGTGTTCTTGGCGGCTCTCTTGCGGTTTATAATCAATTTCTCTCTTACAGCCTCAAAGACTTCATTGGGTATCATCTGCGGTATGCCTCCTTCAATCACAATATCATCGTATTTGTAAATGCCTATGTATTTTTCATTAGCCAGCATATTGTAAAAACTGTTTGTGGTAAACGGTCTGCCTCGGCGGTTGCGATAGCCCTGAGAGTTTAAATGCTCGGCTATGTCAGTGAGTCTCTCCCCCTCTGCGTACATCCTGAACACAGTTTCGGGGATAATTCGGGTATCATCATCAATGACCAGCTTCTTATCAACTACCTTGTAACCCAGCGGAATATGCCCTGTGGTCTGAGCCTTCATTGCCGACTGGCGCATTCCTCGGATAGTCTTTTCCTGAAGATCGGCGCTGTAGTATTCGTTTATTGCTTCAATGATATGGGTCATCATCTGACCGCTGGCATCGTCCCCGAAGCTCTCCATGACGGACAGCAGCTTCACGCCGTTTTTAGCTAAAATCTGACGGTTTACGGCGCTGTCTATGGTGTTGCGTGCAAAGCGGTCAAGTTTCCACACAATAACACTATCCCACTTGTGCATGGCGCTTTCATGAAGCATCTGCTGGAAGGCGGGGCGGTCATCGTTCTTGCCCGTCATGGCTCGGTCTATGTATTCCCGCACGACTGTTATATCGTGCTGCTTGGCGTAATTGTAGCAGTCGTAGAGCTGTCCCTCAATGGACTGCTCCGTCTGCTTGTCGGACGAATACCGGGCGTATATCACGGCGGTTTGCATATTTTTTATCACTCCTATTGATTTTTTCGTCAGGATATGATAAAATACAGTTACTGTGGTGTGTGTATTTTATACATATCCCTCTCCCCGTTCGGTGCTGCAACATCGAGCGGGGAATTTTTTATTTTAATTCATTGATGCTATCATTGCTATACCCCTATCTGTTGGCTTGACTGCAAATTTACCGTTTAAATATTTTGATGTTTCTATAATTAAGCCTTCTGATTTTAAGATAGAAAAATCACTAATCGGATATCCGGCTAAACTGTCTGAATGAATAGGTCCCTTTCGAGAAGTATATTTATCAACAATTTCCTTAAGCAACATGGTGTAAGATGGCTCGTCAAAGTTTTCTTCTCCGTATTTTATGCCCTTGCCTGTAAGATTGCTAATGACTATTTCAAACATGTCTGAACTTTCATACTCAAGGTATCCAATAGCAGCAAGTTCTCCGTAAAGTTCTTTTATATCATCAACGCACATATCAGAAAGCCTGCATATTTCTCTTATATCGTTAAATGCAGCCGCTTCGCTTCTGCTTAAGCCATGGGACTTTTTATTCTCATACTCTTTGTATAACGCTTTCAATAACTTTTTGGCATCTTTGGTGATTCCTTCATTCTGAACAGTAGCGCTTTGAGGCGCTTTTTGTACTATTTTTCTATTTTCAGGCTGAATATTACCAATGACCTTTATCAAAGTATTTTTAGCACTGTCAGCCTTATCTATATCAATGTCATAAAAATAAGTTCTGATTGTTTTTATATCGAAAGGAAGCGCTGTACCCTCTCGTGCTATATGTATCAATGGGAGCCCCTTAGCTTTTCTGTATCCTGCTTCATAAAAGACATTAGGATTGAGCCCGGTAAGATCGGCAATAGCAAGTTCATCGTTATCAAGATGATTAAAAATATCTTCATTTATGCTGTTTACAGTGAATTCTGTATCAGATCTGATAACATCATAATCAAATTCTTGGCATGCTGGTGTAACGATATATTTAAGCACAATATCTGAAATTCTTCTTATTTCGCTGCCTGCTTCTCCGATTGGACAAATTAAAAAGCATTTTTTTGACATCTTACATACCTCCTGTTAGATAACCATTTATTATTCATTGCCTTGATATTCTGAATTGCTTTCATCTGCATATCTCCAAACAAATCCGCCAGCGTGCTTGTAAACACCGTTGGCTGCATCTCTGATATTTTTAGGACTTATCCTATTTTCCCGTGCAGCAGAAGCAACTGTTTCATACCGCTCTATCAGTTCCATGTCATCGGATAGCTTCAAAATAGCTCGTCCCTGAACCTTTTTAGGCTTGTTGGCTGCCTGCTCTTTTTGAGCTTCCTTTTCCTGCCTTTTCATCTCTTTGAATTGACGTTCCCGCTGCTGATCAAGTTTTCTTATCAGCATATGGACGGCTTTATTTCTTCGTATCATCAATTTTTCACAGACGTAAATACTATCATCAAGCCGTTCTATACCCTCGTTCAGTATATCGATCTCATTATCCAGGTCCTTTATTTTGTGGTACGCCATTGCATATGATTCGTAAAGTGCAGGAGCACAGTAGCCGTTATATCTTGCCTCATCAAACAGCTTGATTGCTGCCTCTATGCTCTCGGCTTTTCGCAGGCTCTCCCCCTGCTCCCAATATGCAATGCCTTTATCGAAACCCTTGCCCTGATTATTCAGGTTTTTGATATCCTGTAATGAAACTCTTGAATTTATAGGATTTATGGTCAGCTGAGCCTGCATATTCTGATATTCGTTTTGCAGAAGCCTGATACGCTCTTTAACGTTGTTGATTTCCCGCTCTTTACGTTCTGCCTCTTCATTTTTCATATCGATCAGTTTCAGCAGTATCTCACCGCAAACCTTTGCATCTGAAGCAGCTCGGTGTTCATGGCTATTTACTATTCCAAAATAATTAGCCAATGTTTGTTGCTTATGGTTTTCTACCCCATAAATCATATTTTTAGACAGCCTAAGAGTGTCTATATATTTTATTTTTCCGTCATAGCCTAACCGCATAAGAGTTTCCGATAAAAAGTCCATATCAAATCTTGCATTATGGGCACACAAAATGGTTTGCATATCCAAAACATCGCCCCAGAAACTAATCAAATCCGAAAAAGCTCTCTTTTCAGACGGAGCAGTGCTTATCATTTCGTTTGTTATATGGTTTATTGCTGTTGCGGATTGCGGTATCAAAACATTGGGATTGACAAGCGTACTGAATGACTTAACAGGGGCACCGTTTTCAAAAACAACCGCTCCTATTTCTACAATTCTGTCAAAGGCGGAGCTTAGTCCTGTAGTCTCAACATCAAATGCTATAAATCTTTCTTTTATTTTGGAGATTTCATCATCTTCAACAAAATCCTCATATGTCAGAACAAGACCTCTCTTTTCCGGAGAAGATTGAACATTACTCGCAGGCGTGACAGGTGTGGAGCACTTCAACTCGGCATTTGTATCGAGGCGCTTATCTTTCAGAGCTTTCTGCTCTTTGATTTCACTTCTCCATTTTTCATCTTGTGCAGCTTCTTCACACTGCTTACATCTGCCATATTCATTTATTTGAAAAAACAAAAAATATTTACCGCATCTGTAGCATTTTTTGAACATAATGTCACGTCCTTTAATCAATCTGCTTATCAAAATACACCCACATAGCAAATTTCACCATATCCTCGGTAATGCCGAAATACTCGGCAAGCTGCCATATCTCTGTATTCCCGTCTTTCATTGCTGTAATCATCTCGTCCTTCGGGGCGAGTTTTTTTATTGCCCATTTATTGGCTCGATATTCCATACGTTCCCGAAGCTCAAGGCTGTGTTCGGTATAAAACGACATGGTCTCGCAGTGACCAAGTTCATGAGCAAGAACAGTCAGAAGATCTGTAACGCCTGCAATCTGATCGTGATCTATTATTACTGTGCAGTCTCCGCAGTCATTGATAGCCATTGAAGGGCATTTTTGAAGAGGAGCGTCGATCATAAGAATATCATCGGCTTCTGCAAGCTCACAGAGCTCAACATAACTTGTCATTTATCAGTCTTCTTTCTTCTTGTCTTCTTCCCTCATTCTGCGGGCTATCTGAGCGTATTTGCGAACATCGTTCAGAACCTCTTCATCTACATCGGCGGTGCCAAACAGAGCGAAAGAAAGCTTCTCGTTGTCGTTCTGTTCTTCATTACCAACAAGGTAATCAACAGATACACCAAGAAATTCTGCAATTTCCCCTATGCGCTTCATATAAGCGGTACTTCTACCTTTTTTCCACTCCGATACGGCTTGCTTTCCGACACCAAGATGATTTGCAAGTTGCACCTGCGTTATTCCCTTTGCCTTGGCAACCTCTAATATTTTGTCAAAAGTACACATTTTTCTTACTCCTTTTTTGTTGTTTAATGAGAAAAGGGTAAATATTTGTACTTTTTCTATTGACAGTAAGCAATTTATGTACTATAATGTTTTTTGTAAGGAAAACACAACACATAGTCAATAAGAAACTGAACCTATGAGAGCGGCAATTCTCATAAGCAAGAGTACATACTATTAAGTCCTTTATGCTTATATAGTACATCTTTTACTGACTTTTGTCAAGCTTTCCAAACAAAATAATTTAATATTTACATTTTTGCAACGAGGTGATAATTATTTACAAGCTTTTTATCGCAGAAGTAAAAAAGCAACTTTCCATCAGAGGCTGGAAATATGCTGACCTATCAAAAGCCACGGGCTACACTGTAGGAACAATCGAGGCGTTTATGTGCGGCGCACGTGAAAGTGAGCGCATGGCAAACTGCATCACCCAGGTACTGGGAATAGAGAGATAATGTCTATTTTCAGTATAGCACATTATCTGTCCTAATTTCAGGACAGGAAGGAGGAAAACTAATGAACGAACTTAAAATTTTTGAAAGTCCTGACTTCGGAAAAGTCAGAACAATGGAAATTGACGGCGAGCCTTATTTCGTTGGTAAAGATGTGGCTGAAATTCTCGAATATACAAATCCAAGAAAAGCATTGATTGACCATGTTGACAGCGAAGATAAGGGTGTAACGAAATGTGACACCCTCGGCGGTACGCAGGAAATGACCGTTATCAACGAAAGCGGACTTTACAGCCTTATCCTCTCCAGCAAGCTCCCGAAAGCAAAAGAGTTTAAACGTTGGGTTACATCAGAAGTGCTTCCAAGTATCAGAAAACACGGTGCTTATGCAGTTGATGAGTTAATCAATGACCCCGAACTTGCTATCAAGGCATTTACAGCTTTGAAAGAAGAACGCTTGAAAAATAAGAAGCTTGAAACCACTGTTGCAGTTCAGACCCAACAGATAGCCGAGCTTCAGCCCAAAGCAAGCTATTATGATGTGGTTCTCAACTGCAAGGATCTGATATCCACAACTGAGATAGCCAAGGACTATGGAAAATCGGCGGTGTGGCTCAATGCTCATCTGCATGAAAGGAAAGTACAGTTCAAGCAGGGCGGCATATGGCTCTTGTATGCCAAGTATGCCGAAAAGGGTTACACCAATACCAAGACCCAGACGTACAACGGTAATGACGGTAATCCCCACACTAAAGTGCATACCTATTGGACGCAGAAAGGCAGGCTGTTCATTTACGATCTGCTCAAATCTGAGGGGATTACCCCACTTATCGAGCAATAAACCTATTTCCAATATAACACATTATCTGTCCCGAAATCAGGACAGGAAGGAGGAAATCATGGACAAGAACTATCCCACCAGAGAAATGATGTCCGAAAGCGGACGCAGGATCATACTCGTGAACGAGCCAAGCCCTGAGATTATGGCAAAATGCCTCAAGCGTATCATCGACAAGAAGCTGCTCGAAGCGGCTAAGGAAAAGGCAGGTGTAAAGTAATGAGCACATACAACGTATATGTCCACCTCAGGTTCAAGGGCGGCGCATTCAACGATGTGTACAGCGTATCGGCTGGGTCGAGAGAAGCTGCCGAAGCTAAGGCAAAGGACAGGATTTTCGCTGAAAACAGTCTTGACGATCTGGTCGAGGCGGTTATCACAGATGTTTGCAAGGAGTGAAATGTTATGGCAAAGAAGAAGTGTGATGCTACTAAAAGCTCCAAAAGCCCAAGCATCGAGGCGGTAAGCCGCCGTGCAGATGAGCTGGGCATGACGTATGGGCTGTACGTCCAATCTCCTCAGTACATTATAGATACTGCGGACGGCGGGTATTTTGCCCCAAAAGGAAGGAGGAAGGCAAGTGATAGCAGTAATATTTGAGGCAGCATATCATGTCTCCGCTGTTGGCATTGTCGTTATATTAGCGATTTTCACGCTGTGCCAGTACATCGAAAACATTCGTCTTGCGGGTGAGGGCGATGATGACGAATAAAGAAAAAGCCGTGACGGCGGGAACCGTACACGGCAAAAAGATAAATAAGACAATCCTATTATAGGATATTCAGAGGAGGTTGTCAAGTATGGAAATAAATGTTTCATCTTGCATAAAGCCATCTTACCGATTTACAGAGATAAATGAGATGCAGAAACTTCCACTGGAAGTAAAAGAGCAGATATCCATTGAAATAATCAGACGGGCAATCGCTCTTAGCAAGCATAAAATGGCTATAGCTTTTTCGGGTGGTAAAGATTCACAAGTAGTTGCAAATCTGTTTGAGCGAAATTTTCCTGAAGAATTTTTGAGTGTATATGGCATATTCGGAAACACAGGTATTGAGTTTCCCGAAAGCTTGAAATTTGCGAGAAAATACGGGAAAGAACATTTCAAGAACAACTTCAAGGAAACTAAGTTATCAAGACTTGAAGAACCCGAACTCCGATACGATTTTGCAAGAGAAATTGTGGCTTTGCTTGAAGAAGAAGGCTGCCTTTCAGAAATCTTGAAGCCTGATGGCAAGCTTAAAGGTCAGAAGGCGCTAATCGAGGCGGCGAGGAAGAGAGGATATACGCTTAATAGGTCAAACTGTTTCTTTAAAGGAGAGCCAAAGACATTTGCGTATTGCGTTGAACAGTATGGTGCGCCTCTGCTCGGTAAGTCAGCTTCCAAGTTAGACGCACACCGAATAAACATTGAATGCTTTCTAAAATATTCCCAAACTGAGAGCGAAAAAAGCAAGCTAAAAGAATACTATGATATTCTCAGAGAGTGCAAGTTCTCTCAGCACTGCTGTAAGCTCCTCAAAAAGGAGCCTTCCGAGAGATTGCAGGCGGAGCTTGATGTGGATATGATTTTCAAGGGGCTTATGGCTTCCGAAAGCCATAGCCGAATGACAAGCATAGCGACAAGAGGCCATATATTTGCAAGTCACAGACCACACATCAAGGACGGGGCATTTTATCATGTTTCCCCCATTGGTCTATGGACTGATGACGATGTTTGGGAATACATTCACAAATACGGCCTTGAATATTCGCCACTATATGATATTACATATACGGCGAAAGATGGCAGTACACAGCGCATCAAACGCAATGGCTGTATTATGTGTGGCACGGATTTGCAATTTAAAGACAATCACTTGTCTGTTCTGAGACAAACACACCCAAAGGCTTGGGAGAGCTGTATGGAACACTTCGGGTATCGAGAACAGTTATACAAGCTTTTTAAGCTAAAACGCAATAACAACATTTATGATGCTTTTACTGATGAGGAAATGAAAGCAAAAATTATCGAACGCTTTGGCGACAGCAAAAGGCTGTTTGATGCGAAACCTTGCGTTTATGATGATTATGGGGAGCTTGTAGAACTGGAAGGCACAGGGCTTGATGAAGAATATGATGCCGAAGTGCTTTTAATGAATGACGGACAGTTAAAACTTGTTTGAGGAGGAATAAAAATGGAAACAAACGACATAATACAGGCTCCTGCTCAGAGCAGCGCCGCAATATCGGAAATTGTGCAGCAGCCTTCCACAAATATAGTTGCTGATTTTTCAAGAGCATATAAGCTCGCAAAGGTAATCTCTACAGCGGATATAATACCCGATAACTACAAAAACAAGCCTGCCGACTGCGCCATCGCTGTAGATATGGCTGACAGAATGGGTGTATCTCCAATGATGGTCATGCAAAACCTTTATGTGGTCAAAGGAAAGCCCTCATGGAGCGGGCAGGCTTGCAAGGCTCTCATTGAAGGCTGCGGCAAATTCAAGCCGGGCAGCGTCCGACCTGTATATATCGGCACAAAGGGCACCGATGACCGAGGCTGTTATCTGTCGGCTGTATGGGCTGACACGGGTGACAGGGTGGAAGGCCCCGAGGTCACACTGAAAATGGCGAGGGCTGAGGGGTGGCTCGGTAAAAATCCAAAATGGACGAATATGCCTGAGCTTATGCTTGCATACAGAGCATCATCGTTCTTTGCGAGAGTATATTGCCCCGAAGTCCTTATGGGCGTACACGTTGAGGGTGAGGTTGAGGACATTCAGCCCGCCGAGAGAATCGAACTGTAACGGAGGATATGAAAAATGAAAGCTACCAAGATAAAAATAAAGAACCTTTTCGGCATCACCGAGACCGAGCTTGACGGCAGATCTGTCGAGATCACAGGTACAAACGGTACAGGCAAGACATCGGTAATAGATTCTATCAGATATGCTCTTACCAATGGAAGCTCCCGTGATTATGTTATCCACAAGGGCGAAAAAGAGGGCGAGATCATTGTTGAGACTGACACAGGTATTTACATCAATCGTAAGAAGCGCACCGAGCAGGCTGATTATAAATCCGTAAAGGACTGCGGCAAGGAAGTATCTTCTCCCGAAAACTTTCTTAAGCAGCTCTTTACGCCCTTGCAGCTTGACCCTGTAGCTTTTACCCAGATGACCAAAAAGGAGCAGAACAGGGCCATTCTTGACCTCATCGAATTTCCCTGGGACCTTAACTGGATAAATCAGCAGTTCGGTGAGATACCGCAGGGCATTGATTACAGCCAGAACATACTGCAGGTACTTTCGGATATCCAGTCCGAAAATGGGGACTATTTTAAGCGCAGGCAGGACATCAACCGTGATATCCGCAATCAGAAGGCGTTCATCGAGGATATCGCCAAAGATATACCCGAGCATTTCAATGCGGAGGAATGGGAGAATTTCGACCTTGCGGAAGCGTATAAGAAGATAAACAGCGCCAGGGAACACAACAGCCGTATTCAGCGTGCAAAGGCGTTCAAGGACAGTTATGCCAACAAGATAAGGGGCTTTCAGGGCGAAAAGGAATCCGCTGTAGCTGCCGAAAAGATGGCGATATCCAACCAGCGTGAAGCTATTTTGAAATCTATCGAACGCATGAAAGCGGAGATCGCAGCCAATGAGAACAAGCTTGCTTCCCTTGACGGGATACTTGCGGATAAGATAGCACTTGCGGAAAGCCGTTATAACGAAAATGTGGCAAGGCTTGATTCTGACATCAAGGTCGCAGATGAATATGCTGACAAAACACCCGTTGACACGGCTCCCCTTGAACAGCAGGCAACATATGCCGAGCAGATGAAGAAGTATATCAACGAATACAACCGTATGAAAACTATGCAGGAAGAGGTCAAGGAGCTTACCGCCGCTTCGGACAAGCTTACAGCAAAGATAGAGCTTGCCCGCAGTCTTCCCGGAAAGATACTCGAAACTGCTTCTATCCCCATTGAGGGCTTCACGGTGGAGAACGGCATTCCCCTTATACACGGTCTCCCCGTTTCCAACCTCTCAGAGGGTGAACAGCTTGAGCTTTGCGTTGACGTTGCTCTGAGCAAGCCCAACAATTTACAGATAATTCTCATCGACGGCGCTGAAAAGCTCAGTGCGGAAAACCGTGAAAAGCTGTACAACAAGTGCAGGGAAAAGGGTGTGCAGTTTATCGCCACAAGAACGACCGACAGTTCGGAAATGGAGGTAACATATTTATGATACCCCACAGCATAACTCAGACCGACTATTTTTCGCCGGAGAACAATCTGAAATATATGGGCGTGTCTCAGTTCAAAAGCTTTGAAAAATGTGAGGCGGCAGCCCTTGCGGAGCTGCACAGTGAATATGCTCCCGAAAAGACTACCGCACTTCTTGTAGGCTCGTATGTCGATGCACATTTCGAGGGCACGCTTGATATTTTCAAGGCAAAGAACCCCGAAATATTCAAGCGTGACGGTGCGTTGAAAGCTGAATATATTCAGGCGGATTACATAATCAACCGAATCGAACGAGACAGCTTTTTTATGAAGGCTATGGACGGAGAAAAGCAGAAAATTATGGTGGGCGAGATCGAAGGCGTGCCTGTCAAGATAAAAATTGACAGCTATCGGAAGCACAAGACCATAGTTGACCTCAAGGTCATAAAGGACTTTTCCCCCATATATGTAAACGGCAGAGGCAGGCTCAGCTTTTATGAAGCCTGGGGCTATGACATTCAGGGCGCTGTATATCAGGAGATAGTAAGGCAGAACACAGGGGAAACTCTCCCCTTTGTCCTTGCTGCAGCCACAAAGGAAAAGGAGACCGACTTACAGGTCATAAGTCTGGATCAGGCTGAGCTTGATGCGGCGATGGAGATAGTCAAGGCGAACATCGGAAGATATGCGGCAATAAAGTCTGGAAAGGAAGAACCGACCAGATGCGGACACTGTGATTACTGTAAATTCACAAAACAGCTTGACAAGGTTCTGACCTCGGAGGAGTTTAAAAGTGACTATACAGATTGATACCAGAGAAAAATCAAGAGCCATTAAACAGATAGTGAGCTATTTTGATGAAACAGGCATTCAGCATTATACGTCAAAGCTTTATGTAGGCGATTATATGAGCCTTGACAATCCGAGGGTCGTAATTGACCGCAAGCAGAATTTACAGGAAATATGCGGTAATGTCTGCCAGCAGCACGAAAGGTTCATCAATGAGCTTAAACGTGCACGGGAAAATGGGATAAAAATCATTATTCTTTGCGAACACGGAAGCAATATCAAGACACTTGCAGATGTTCAGGGGTGGGTAAATCCCCGCCTCAGAACGTCTCCCAAAGCTGTCAGCGGAAAACAGCTTTTCAAGATACTCTTTACCATTGGTCAGCGGTATGATGTTGATTTCGTATTCTGCGACAAGCGTATGACAGGCTATATGATAGCCAAAATTTTAGGAGGTGCAATATGAACAGAGTGTGTTTAATGGGACGTCTTACATCAGATCCTGAACTGCGGCAGAGCGTAAACGGCATATCGTCCTGTAGCTTCAGCGTGGCTGTTGACAGGGGGTATAAGGATCAGAACGGCGGGCGGCAGGTCGATTTTATCAGCTGCACGGCGTGGAGACAGACGGCTGAATTTATCTGCCGATACTTCTCCAAGGGCAAGATGATAGGCATTGAGGGCGTTATCAGAACGAGAAATTATGATGACAAGCGTTACCCCGATGTAAAGCATTATGTTACCGAGGTGCTTGTGGATCATGCCTATTTCGGTGGTGACAGCGGCGGAAGCAAAAGCTCCTCTGCTTCTCCCCCTCCTCAGCATCAGTCATCGGCTGCGGCACCTGCTTCTGCCGACCTTTCGGACTTTGAGGAAGTAGTCAGCGACAGCGATCTTCCGTTCTGAGGTGGTCTGAATGCCGAAAAAGAAGAGCTTTATCCTTTATGCGGAGTACATCAGGCAGGTGCAGATACTTTCCGATGAAGATGCAGGCAAGCTGTTTAAAGCTATTCTGGAATATGTCAATACAAAAGAGCTGCCTACCCTCGATGGTATGGCAGCAATGGCATTTTCCTTTATTGCCAATCAGCTTGACGGCGATTTACAGCGATACAACGAAGTATGCCAGAAGCGTGCTGAAAATATCAAAAAGCGCTGGGCAAAAGATAGCGACAACACTTCAAAGCCTGTTGTCAGCGACAAAGAAGATATACATTTGAATACAAATGAATACAAATGTATTCAAAACGATACAAACGCATACAAAAAAATACAAATGGATAGTGATACTGATACTGTAACTGATACTGATACTGTAACTGATACTGATACTGTAACTGATACTGATACTGTAACTGATACTGATACTGTACTACGTAGTAGTGTTAGTAGTAAGGTGCCCGCAAGGGGCACACACAACAACGTACGACTGACAACGGAACAATACAAATCGCTTTGCGATAAATACGGAGACACGATAGTCAATGCGTACGTTGATAAAATCAGTGAATACATAAAATCCAGCGGCAAGAAGCCGTATCGTAATCACTACAACACAATAGTCAAGTGGATAGAGGAAGACGGCGCAAAGGCACAGCCTTCCAAGCAGCCGTCATTCGACCTTGACCTGATCGTAAATCATGCAATCAAAAATAAACCGGAGGTGTAAATTGAAGAAATGTTTTTCCGATCCGGCTGTTTTCAAGCAGCTGGAGACCGACTGCTATAATGCAGGCTGCAAGGGTCAGATAATTGATTGCTCTGAGTTTCCTGCGGCTGAGTACAGATATTTTGCACGACTTTGCGGCGTATATGCGATGTTCAAAAGCAAAGCCATAAGTCTGGAGCAGGCTGCTGCCGAAAAGCAGCGCCTCCTGTCTCAGTACAACGAGGATATCAAGCAGCGATTTCTTTATGTCGATGCGTACCGAAAGCACCAGGAGGCTATCAAGGCGACTGAGAGCCTTTGCGCAGCTCTCTGCAAGGCTCCGCTGAAACTTCCCGAAGATGTTACCGAGGCACTGAGGACTGCGCTTGCTGTGATATCTGCGGCAAGAAGCGAAAACGTCACCGAAAAGACTGTTTTGCAGAAACTGAACGCCATGAGTGCAGCCAAACCAACGACAAGCCCACAGAAATAAGCCGTATGAGGTTTTACGGATGAGGGTAGGGTAATTTCCACGCCAAAACACAAAGCGCCTAAAAATGGCATTTAAATTGAAATTAGGAGGATATGCAAAAATGAACGCAAATCAAATCATACGTCATCTTGAAG